AGCAAATGCTGGCAACTGGCTAACGGAGCTATTTATGACGAAGACAGAAAAACACACTTCGTCCATAAAGCCAAAATAGACAGGCTTAAGCTAATTTACGACGGTATGAATGGCGGTTCATTGTTAGTAGGTTACTGGTTTCATTCAGACTTAGAGGCCATTAAAGAGGCTTTTAACACAAAAGAATATGCCGAAGATCACGTAGAGTATATCGAATCAGGCGTATCCAGCGAAGAAAGTGCTCGAATACAGGCAGACTTTAACTCAGGAAAGTGTCGCCTTTTGTTTGGCCAAATAAGTAAAATAAGTCGAGGACTGAACTTGCAACATCACTGCAACCACCTGGTCCTGTTCAGCCAAATATTCGATCTGGACCACTACAATCAGATCATAGGTCGTCTGGATCGAACGGGACAAAAGAAACATGTTTTTGTGCATCATTTAGTTGCTAAAGACACTGTAGACGAGGCTATGATAAAAATGCTACACAGTAAAACTAAGACCCAAAAGAGACTGTTGGACTATCTAGCAGAATACAGGGAGGACAAGAACCTTTGAAGTACTATTACTACCAATTCAACAATAAAAATCACGAGACAATTGAAGGTGCTTTTGCTGCTTTGTGCGAGTCAAAAGGCCTTAAAGATCAGGAGATATATCAATGTAAAACACGCAGAAAAGATCAAAACACGCTTGAATTAATTTATAAATTTGGAACAATACTAAGAATAAACAAATAAAGGAGTATCTCATGGATGAACAAGTATGCGAAGTAGTACCAAAAGGCGGGCGTATCGTCGTCGAATTGGCTAAAGAAGAGGTAACAGCCTCAGGGATTGTTTTGGTTGACTCCGCTCAGGAGAAACCTCAGCACGGGAAAATACTGGCCGTAAGTCCTCCTTGGAAGGACCCTAAAACGGGAGCGAGCCTTCTTACAGAGTTCGAGGTTGGTGATACTGTAATATTTGCTAAGTACGGAGGTACTTCGTACAAACTAAAAGACGGACGAGAAGTTTCTATTATGCGAGAAACAGATGTTTTGGGAGTAATACTGTAGTGTACGACAGAATACTACAAATCCAGTTTTACACCGAAAAAGGCAGCGACCAGATAAAAATGTCACAAAAAGTTGACGGGTTCTCAGTTTTGGAAATTGTCGGTCTATTGGAAAAAGCAAAAATGGAAGTACTAAACAAAAGCAAAGAGGATTAAAAATGCAAGTAAATTTCAAATTTCAAAACGGTGAGCAGGTAAGAGACGTTGTCACAGGATTCACAGGAATTGTTGAGTGTTCTTCTGTATGGTTGAACGGGTGTAAACGATACGCTGTCCAACCCGCAATGACTAAAGGAGACTCAAAACGTCCTGAAAGTGTGTACATGGATGAGCAACAACTAATATCTGTTAGTCGAGGCGTTATTGACAATGTCACACCACAGAACAACGGAGGACCGTCTTCCACGGTGTCGAAAAAAGAACGAGGATATTGATCTAATGATTGTCTTAACAAAAGAACAATACATCAAAACCGTCTTAACATTAATGAGGGACTGTAAAAAGTCTCTCATTATTTGCAAAGAAGTTGTTCATGTTTTGACGAAAGGGGAAAAAGTCTGCTGGGTCCGTCTAACAGCCCAAGGGGGTGTTACTATCACGTATATTTTTTTAGACCGTAACGGAACCTTGATCGAAGAAGTATGCTCTGAAAAAGACTGCTCTTATGTCTTCATCATCGAACCAGATGTGTGACCGCAGAGTTGGTTATCAAAGACTTAAGCAAATCCTTGTCTAAGTAGTCAGGATCAGTTTTAAAAGGGTTTAAATCAGAGTGAAAATAGTAAGGAAGTCCCAAGGAATCCATATTTGAAGCAAGTATAAGGTACTGCTCATACTGATATTGGTCCTTAATAGTCTTGTTTGCGTCTCTTAAGACCTCAAAACCTACTGATTTCTTATTAAATCCACGGCAGTGATGAAAAAACACGTCCTTAGAATCGATCCTCGTGTCCGTTGGTTTGAACTCCACAAGCTCTGTAGCCGTTATAATGAAGTCGGCAGACACTTTGTAGTCATTTTCTTCTATAAATTTTATACATCCTTCTTCTGATTTAAACGCTAAAGACCATTGTCCTCGGCTATTTAATGCTCTTCCCCTGTGGTGATGCGTCAAACAATGCACCACAACAAATTCAGGTGTTCGTTTAGATTTTGTATAATGTTTTGTGTACTTTATCATGGGGATAACCCGTCCTGACGCTTTATGAACTTTTGTGCAGCTGTAGCCATTACTATGGTTGCTGTAAACCCGTAGTACAGCGAGGACGCTATCTCACTTGAAGGTGTGAGCAGGGTAACAACCACCCAAACAGACATCTTAAGAGACATCCACTTACATAACAGGGCCACAAAACGTTCCTTAAGTTGTTCCGAAGGTATTTTTTTCATAGAACCGCCAATAAAAGTGTTAAACTGATTAAGAATATTTCTTCATTCGCTCCTAAATACCCGTCTTTTTCTACAACCACTTCTCTGTATCTGATAGTATCTCGTCGAAATATCTCGACCTTTTCACTTTTTATAAGCAAATCAAAATTAAACGAGTCCACTGGCAATGTTGAAAAGGCCTTCACTGTCAGATTATGCGTTGCAGAACTGTCTTTAAAAGTAGACACAACAACAGGATCAGGGGACACTAACGGTATCTCTTCCAACTTTGGTGCGGGTATAGGACTTGATGTGTAGCTTATACTGCTGCTTATACTGCTGCTTATACTGCTGCTTATACTGCTGCTTATACTGCTGCTTTTTATTGTGTTTGTGGTCTTTGTAACTTCTTCTGTTTTATTGGTGTCTACGGAAAAAGTATGGCTTATAGTCTCCGTTTTTTCCTTCTTACTGGAAGGTTTAAAAAACTCTGTGTAGTGTAGACCAAACCCGAAGACAACGCCAAGCAAAAAGAACGTGAATTTCTCTTTCATTTCTTTATGCCTCTTCTTTTGTTGCGTATATCGTAACCGTAATTTATACAAATAAGCACAAGTGATATAAGTCCTAACATCCCCGTCGTATCCGCCAAAAAATCTCTGTACGTGTACGCACTCGCACTAACGGCAATACCACTAACAGCCTTTATTGTATCCATCATAAAATCCTTTAAATTAACAGTCTTAATCATTTCTAACACCTAACTTACTTCTGTGTAATATCCTTTGAACTCAAACTCTCCTTCATGTACTTGACGAGAATTGTCCGTCATATCAGAGGTGATTACTTTTGTGGTTAATGCGTTCGATTCGGGCGTGTCGCCTAACGTAACAGTTGCAGTACTTATACCACCTGTATAATCCGTACCAAAATCAGTATCCGATGTTGCGGGCATACGCCCTTTGCCTCGATTTACAACGTTGTTACCTGCTACGTCTATTTCTTTATTACTAGCTTTGGCAGGAATTACCTCAGAACCAGATACGTTGAATCCGTTACGATTCACATAAGACCAAAAAATATCGTTGTCTGTGACCCTAGATGCTCCGACTAAGCTGCCTGTTGTTCCGGCTACACCCCGTATATTCGTCCCAGATTCTTCTGAAAAATCCCAAAAATTAAACAAACTAGACGGCAATGTACCGTTATTCTGAAACGCCGTTATCTCTGCTGACGACAACGCTTTATTAGCAATCAAATGATGACACGATTTAGCTCCAAGTCGTAAAGTGCTCGACGAATCCCAGAAGTTATCTCTTCGATATATGTGAAACGCGATAGGGTCTGCGACATTGGCATTTAAAGAGTTCACAGTTCCATCGAGACTTTTTGTACCTATTGTTATATCGTGATCAGAATCTTGTATAAGTTTTAAAACGTTGTCTTTAAAAGTAAACCCTACCCACGTCCACGTGTCATTTGCAATAGCCTCATCTGCCCAGTAGTATTTCGTAGTCTCAGAGGAGACTGTCCCGTCACCGCTAATTAAAACTCTTATCTTTCCTGCATTTAATCTTATATCAAACACTCGTCGGTCATTAAAATAATCTCCCAAAGAAACGATAACACCTGTATCATCGGCATTAACTTTAACAAGTGATAGCACAGTCAGCTCATTGCGATCTTCTCCGCCTAGACCTGTTGTAAAGTTATCGAAAGCGTAGTCACCTTCGGCAAAAGAAATCACGCTACCTGCTCGCATATTATGCGTTGCGGATGTAGATAAATCTATTACGTCCGTATTTTGAGCGTTTATTTGACCGTTCACGAAAAACTTATACAAGGCTCCGCCTACTACATCAGCATTTGCTACTAACCAGTCTTCTTTTTCTTTGAAAGAATCTCCTGTACCTAACGACTCCACCATTGAATTATAGTCCTCGAAACCCAGACCTCGGTAGGCCGCTCGCCAAGCGTCTATGTACGAAGTATTCTCCGACGCATATAGCTCTTTGCAATACAGGTTGAAAGCGTCTACTAGAGAAACAGTGTTGGGGTACTTGGCTCTGAGGGCATCTTCTGGTCTTGTCGGCCTGTATTGACCATACTTTAAATGTCTTTTTTGCATTTTAAGATACTTTCCAAATTCTTAATTTTCTGAACCCGCCAAATGCCCAGTCGGCATTTACAGGCATTTCTAAATATATGTTGTGGACACCTGTTGTGAAAGAAACTTCTAACCTGTGTCTTAACTTGTCGGTAGACAACAATGTCGTTGAGTGTACTGTAGTTCCTGACCTGAATTTCAAAGTTATCTGAGACATTGGGTTTGACGAGCCGAAAAATTCCTCATAAGTAACTAAATAGGTGGTATTATCCTCCACGTAAAGACCAAGGTCTAAATAAGCGGTGTGACTTGTGCTGTCAAACTCCCACGCAATAAACTCAGAAGGAATACTGGCGCTGTCGAAATTTAAACCTCCGCCTAACGTGTAATTTGCGTTGTCGTACAGCCTTGCTTTTAAGTCTGCTGTCAAAACATCTTCCAAGTCGTTTGAGTATCCGAGCGAATTGCTGTCTTTTCTGGCGTTCATTCTTAATCGACAAACAGAATGTGTACTGTTTTCTAGATTTATCTTTTTGAATGACAGGATGTTTACCTCCACATACATGGAGGGCAATAAAAACACGTCTGGGTACACTCTTATATAACTCTTATCCGAATGGCCTACCACCTCTTCTAAGATATAGTTGACTCCTCGCACAGGTAACGAAGGTCGGGCAAACCCGCCTTGAATGTCTAGGGAGGTATTCGTAACGTAAAAATCCACCACAAATTGTTTGTCCACTCTGCCTGTAGCCGCCAAATCTTGGTTTATTGAGCCGTTTTTCAGTATTGTTGACTCAAAACCGAAATCATAATGTAATTTACTGTATAACTCAACCAAAGGGTAGGCCTGACTGTGAAACTCTTCCCACACACCGTTTACCGAGTACTCAAGCACAAAATTCTTACCTGTTCCGTAAACCATCAGTAATTTCCTTCCGAACATTCTCCGACTTTAAGACTGCTTATTTTGATGATACCGTTTTCTGATGTGTTTGGGGCTACGGAGACCTCTACGTCATCCCAGTCCACGTCCTCGGTCAACACACTACTAACAAGAAGATGAAACCCTGCGGAATCTATTTCTGCTATTATTAGAGCATTTTTACCCATCGCTGTGTTATCCACAGTCACAACGACCGACCCTAATGCTTCTTCGAAATCCGCCACCACTACCTCGATATACACCCTAGAGCCTTCATTTGCCTTTGTGTACCCTGAGGTGTCTAAATCAACAACAACACTGCCTAAAGGAGCTGCTGTGAACTCAATACTTACTCTGTTTTCAGGGTACGTCTCCCTTAAAACAGTTGCTAATGAAGGAACCCACCCCGACAAATCCGACGAAAAATCAGAATTTGTTACAGCATTGTATAGCTTTATTTTATCCATAGCGTCGGGCTTAGAAGGCAGTACCGTCAACTCCCCTGAGAAATTCAACAAATTTTCCGACGAGTTCAGATTTTTTAAGTCTATTGTTCCGTATGAAAAGCACTTACTGAAATCGGCTACCAAGATAACGCCACCGTCTTTTTTAATCTCTTTGGTGGGGGTCACCCCTTCTTGATGTACGAGAACCCCAAAACTGGTGTCTCCTATAGAAGTTCTCAAAGGGTTTAAGTTCTGAAACGACACAACAGGAGCCTTAAAAGCAAATGACCTTTTACTTAGTTTTATACCTGAAGCCAACTCTGAAAAAACACCTCCTCCTGAGGAGTAGTTTGTTTTAGATACTATCTGATAAAGTGCTTTGATAACAGCATTCATTCTTTTATTTACGGATAAAGAACCCGTCCCTTCCTCGGCTCTTACGGTCACAACTTCGTATACGGGCGTCCCTGCAACAGAGTAACCTGTACGCCTAACATACTTTCGTACCTTTGTCCTGACATAAAAGGTCTTGGTGTCCGAGGACGAGGAGAAGGTTAAGGTAAAATAACCGTCATTGTCTTCGTCACCCACACTGTAGAAATTAACCAAAAACTTTAAATCTTCAAACTTTGCCGTTGCTTTTATTTCGCTGTACTCCATACAATCCAAACTATCGAATCCTTGTATAGGTGCGGTGCAGTCAAAAGAAGTCTCGTCTAAAACCTCAGAAGCTTTTAAGAACCCTGTGTTAAACTCTTCCCTTATTACGTTTTCCACTTGTGCTGTGATGTCGTTTTTGTTCGACAAATCAACCAGAAGCTCTTGAAGGTCCGTTGTCGTTTTTACGGGTATTTTTGTCGTGAAATTATTGAAAGGCCTGTAACCGATATTTAACAAATCACTTATGTTGTCTGTTGTTAAAGGGATGGACTTTATAACGTCCTCTCCTGTCCCTGTATACACAAAAGGGTTGTTAATATGATAAATAAAATTATTTAAATTAACTTCTCTTAACGGGTATATTGAGAAAACAAGTTTCGGAAAAGAAGGAACCACATGAGCACCCATTACGCTGTTACTCCTATTAAAGTGTCTAATTTCTCATTGGTTCTGTAAACGGCATTTACAAGTCTTTTGTTGTAATCGTTTCTTGAGTCCGTTATTGACGCTCTTCTGGACATGTTTTCCATACTTTCTTGGTCGTTCGACAAACCTGCATTTATACCAGAATAACTGGAAGAAGACGAAGACGAGCCTTTCGACCCGAATCTTAAGGACTCAATTGCAGCCACTTGTGCGAATCCTGTTGATGCCACAGCGGCTACCTGCGCCCACATTGTCACAGGGTCCGTTATCCTTAAGGCATTTGTTATACCTGTGTAGGTGTTAATAAGGGCCTGACCTATGCCCAATGCTTTAGACACCTCAAACCAAGATTTAGATTTGTTTGCAAATACGTCTGTTATTTTTTTAAAAGAGTTCATGTACGACTCAGTCACTTGGTAATCAATTGTTTTTCTAGCATCCGCATAATCGATGTGATTCTGCTTCATTTGGTTTAATCTGTCTTGAGACCCTTCAAGGGTTCTTTTTTCTATTTTTGCTTTTTGTACTTCGTACAACTCGTCAAGTTTTATACGATCTCTTACGGCTTTTTCGTAATCATTCAACTCGAACCTTAAGTAAGGGTTGGCATACACACTCACAGTATTTGCTTTAGTTGTTTCTGCATAGGCTTCTTTAAGAAGTTTCAAATACCGTTTTGTGGCCTCAATTAACTTCTCTCTTTCAGCTAACTTAGCAGCCTCATTGTCTCGTATAACACCGTCCGAATATACTTCTTCTTGTATTGAAACCAAATGACGCTCTCGAACATCTAAGAGTCGCTTCATAGACTCGATTTCGTTGTTTAAAGCAACGGCCCCTTCATCTCTAAGAACGTTTACTTTCTTAGTGTTTTCAAATAATTCCTTTTGTGAAGGAGACACCTCTTGTGATCGAAGTTTTTGTTGTTGTTCTTCTAGCTCAAGAAGTGCTTTTGAAACTACTAGCTCCTTGGCCTTCAAAAATGCAGCTCTTTTAGCGTCCTCAAAGGCTTGTTTTTGTACCTGCGATCTGCTTAAACTTCCGTCTTTTTTGTGTAATCTGTCTTCTCTATCCGAAACCGTAAGGTCCGACCCACCGATAACTTTTATCTCGCTTATCAAGTTGTCTTTATTTCTTCTCAGTTCCTCTAAAGCTTCGTTTACTTGTTCTATCGTGGATTCGTAGGCAACTCTCCCAAGATTAGAAAGATCACTCTTAAGTCTTCCGCCTTTAAGTATTTCGTTTATATTTGTTTCAAACTGCTTTCCGAATTGTACTCCGTATCCTGCCAATACTTTTTCAGTCTCTTCTGATATAGCTTTTTCAAACTCAGAAAAAGTATTCTTTCCCGATCTCTTGTCTAAGAAGGAGTTTATTTTGTCCATTATGACAGAAACGTCTTTTAAGGTTCCTCTCCAAACATCAGTAATACCTGAAATTTCTGAGAAAGAGGCGATCATCAAAGAAAACTTATCGGAAGTTACTTGCTCTAAACCTGCAATGGTTTCCGCTTGTTTTTCTAGTAAGTTGTGGAACTTTCCGCCTTCTTGAGTCATGGCCGCTAGAGCCGCTCTTACTTCCTCGAAAGACGGTTTAATCCCTTTAAACATGTCTTCTTTCACACGAGCAGCGGTTTTGCCCATTTGCTTTGCAAGTTCGTCCAATAAAGGCACACCTGCCTCGGCAAACTGTCTAAGCTCTTGTCCTGTAAGTTGTGCGGCTGTTTTTACCTGACCAAACGCAAGCATTAAACGGTTTAGCTTGTCTTTACCTACACCCGAAGCAATATTACCTAATGTAAGAATATCTTGTTTAATGTTTTTTACGGATATACCAAAAGCTAAAAGTCTTTCAGCACCTTCAAACGAGTCGTACAAAGAAATAGGCGTGGAGGTAGCAATGTCTTTTAGGGAACCGAGTAAAGAATCTCCAATACCGTCTGAGCCTGTTATAGCCCTAAACGAAACCACACGCTGCTCCAGAAAGGAGAAGTCCTTTATAAAAAACCGCAACGCTTGTTGAGCTCTTTCAAACCCTTTTCTAAGTAGTTCGGTAGCTTGGTTCAATTCTGTAAAAGTTGTAGAGGTTTTCTGAGCTTCTGAGTTTACTTTAGCTAAACCGCCTTTACCTGAGGACCCTCCTCCTAAACCTTCCATAGCTTTTCGGAGTTTTGCAAGGTCTTCTAAAGCCTTTTCCAGTTTGGTTTCGGCTTCTATCACCACTTTTCTATTCGTTACAGATTTAGCCATAGCTACGTTATCCTTGGAGGAACTCCGTATATTTTCAACGCTAATTCCTTTTCTAATTTTGAGGAAATGTCATTAATTGTTTGCAAAGACTCATTTCTGTAAAAATATAACATATCTTTAGTGCAAGCACCAGACACAAAGTAACACAACTTTAGCATTTCTTCGTAACGGTGCTCAGGAGAAAAAGAGAGTTGTTCTTTTAACTTGGACTCCCTTTCGTCTAATTCAAGTATTATAGGGACCTTTGCTAATTCTTCATCCCCTTGAAGCGCAAAAAAACTTCGTTCAATGCCTCAAGAATTTGGGTCCCCGTAAGTTTTTTAATGTCCTTTTCCGTAAAAGACGCTTCGGTAGCTATCTCAAGAACAGACTTGTACAAAGGATCAGGCTCACCAAAAACTATTTCAGTTCTTTTTTTCTTTAGTTGGCCCATTTTTTCGTCTTGCAGACATGCGCTGTCTGCGTCCATATAAAAACGAACCAAAGAATCATTTTCAGAAGCCGTTAATTTCCTCTTCTCGCTGTTTTTCTTTTCCAACATTTGAATAACTTTAAGATTAGGAAGGGAACGCATAATTTGTATGCGTCTGGACTCTATTGCAGCGTCTAAAATAACTATATCCGAGAGGAGAATGTGCATCTGCGGAGTGTCTATCAACGCTTTAAAAGGTATTTTTTCTGTTTTCATTTTTATTCCTTGCTGTTAATTGTTTGTTACCACATTGCGTAGCCTAATTTGTGTAAATTCATCGACTGATTTCCTGACTCGTAAGAAGCCGAGACATTTATGTAATCGGTAGAGTCCCCTGCTGTGTTTGCGTTGTTAAATGTTATTGTCTTTCCAGAATCGTTTATCTCGGATTGTATTATTCCCATGGTCTTGTTCACGTAGTAGAGATTCTCCTGACTGAAATCAAGCAATATTATCCGCTCTGATCTTAGTGTAAAATCTTCGCCTACAATTGTTAGAGTATGTTCTTTATCGTTTGCCGTTCCAGCGGTAGAGAACCACCGCACTCTTATTTCATTCGTTCCTTTAAGCTGTACGTAAAACCCGTCGTAATCCTCCCCTTCATTCGCTCTAAATCTAAACACCGTTGCGTAATCGTCTTCTGCGTTGTCGTTCCATGTCATATCCATGAAAACCATCCCGTACTTAGAACTTGATGCTATAGGCGTAAGTGCAGACTCTCTTAATATTGCAGGATTTACTCCGTCTAATGTATAATATCCTTTTGGGTTATACGAAGGGCCGTCGTCGGCAACTAACAACACAGAATTGTCGTGATTATGTAGTTGGCCTCCACCTGCTTGACCTAGATGGGAGGTATTCTTCCAATCCCAGAAGACAGGCAGTATTCCTCTTAGCTGGTACACTAAGTCTATCGTAACTGTAGACGACAGTATTGAGGCCACAACACTTCGTATTAACGAAGTGTATTCCCAAGCATCGTCACCAATAAACATTCGAACGTTTTCCATGACGTAGTCTTGCATACGGTTATACGAATCGCTCACAGAAGCTTCAAATTTTATTCTTGTTACGTCGTTGCTCGTAACATCGACCGAGGCTTTTATTTGTGCATAATGAAGAATGGAGAAACATTCCACAGACTTTGCCGTCATTAGGGATGATATGTCAACTGTAGTTGTATCGATACCCAGTGAATTAAAAGACTTAAGATCAATAACAACCACATGAAGGCCTGTTTGGTCCATAATATCCTGACACTCTTCGACAGTAAAAGGAGATACAACCGTTCCTTCCACTTTAGCGATGCCTTCCAGTATCTTGGTCGCTCCTGTGTGTATTACAACAGAATTACCTGAGTCTACGCCTGTCTTCACCGTTTTGTGTTCGAAAACACCCAACAATTTCAACTTCTCTGCCTCTACGGAACAAGGGTAGTAATAGTCGTCTTTGTGTACTACTGCCAATATAGCTTTTGCTGATGTTATCACAGAGGAATCGAGTCGAGAACCTCTAAAAAGTTTTTCAGACACTTAATATCCTAACTATGCGGAGATACTTACCGCAATATACTCACCAATACCGTCAATAAGTTTGTCCATATCATTTTTCTTGAAGTTCATAGCAATTTTCTGAACTTGCCCGAAAGTTCTTTCGATCTTAGGATTACAAGATACATCGGCAACGATGTAATAAACATCCCCTGCCACCAAATCATCCGAAGCCCCGAGTCCTGCCGTAGATACTCCTGCAAGAGCACGAGGGTCACAAACAATAAGGCCTAAACGAGTATCTATCAACTCCTGAATAACAGCCAAAGACAGCTCTTGAAGAATAACAATGTCCGTCATGTTCTCGTAGGTCACAGGTTTTTCGGAGCCTGTGTGTAATTTAACAGATTCGGATACATTGAAACCAACCTTTGTTTGGCCGCTCTCTTGGTAGCCCAACCGAAGAATTTTGTTTGCTCCTGTAACTGCAAATGATGTTATCATGCCGTTACTGTCATAGCCTATAGCTATTCCTGCGTCGTCCATATCAAACAACAACACTTCTGCCTTTGCAGACTTAACCAAAGACGAGTCTGGGGCCTTACCCGTAAACAAAGAAAACATGTTCTCTCCTTTTTAGGAAGTTGTGAAAAAACTTCCTTCGTTATCAAATTCAACTGCAAACACCACAATGGTGTCTAAAACTTTCAAATCAGAGTACGCACCGATAGGTGTGTCTGCGACGTATTTCTTACCTCTTAACCAACTACCGTAAGGCGGAGGTCCAGTAAGTCTTTCTGACCTTAAATTTACGAAATCATCATGCAAATATGCAACTTTAATTTCACGCTCTTTTTCAATGTCTGTGTCTTTGCCGCTTGCCGTAAAAACAGCATAAATGTTTAAGGTAAATGCAAAGGCTCCTACAATATTTTCGTCGTCGGAGTACTCGTCCGTATTGTCGTTTTCGTCCCTGTAGATGTAATACTGATCTCCTTTAGGAGGTCGGTTAGTGTCCAAAACTCTAGGGTGTGTTACATGAACGTTTGTTTCCGCGTACCTTTCAGGATACGTTTCAATCAACAACTCTCTTAGTCTGTTCATTATACGGGTTATTTTAGGTTCTACGGCCATTTCTTATTTACCTCCAAGCATGTTTACGTACTTGTCTGCAAAGTGCCCTAACAATTTTTCAGAGGCGTGGTGGTAGAAGAAAGGGAATCTTCCGTCTAACTTTCCGCCTTCGCTTACTTCGTGGAAGTAAGGATAGCTAAATCCTGATCTCGGATTTGCTGCTTTGGTTCCAAAAGTAAGCTTAACACCTGTCCTAGACACCTGCAAATCAAAAACAGAATCCTCTGTAGGAGAACCTTTCGCAACACCTCTTAATGAGGCCTTCAGTTTTCCTGATGCCACTCTTAGGTGTTTCCCTGTATTCTTCTTTTTGTAGTGAGGTGCTGTGGGACTCCAACCTGACCTTTTTTGCATGTTCTTTTGAGCCTCTAAAGATACTTTCTTAGCAAACTCAACAAGAACCTTCTGGCTGTACGGAACAAGACTTTTTTCCAAATTTTTTATATGGTTTTTTGTCTTGGTTAGTCCCCTCATCCTGAACTTTATCATTAAGAAATCCTTTGTGGCCTGTAAGGAGACAAAATACCTTTTATTCTTTTTAGTGTTTCCAAGGTGTCAAAATCAAGATCGACCCCGTTTGTAGACTTAGACAATAGATTAAAGGTGTTTAAAATAGTTTCGTCGCTGTTTTCTGGTGAGTTCATGTGCGAGTAGTAAAACTTACACAGCTCTAAACAAGCCAACTTTATGTCCGAAGGCACTGTGAAGTACCCATGGGTATACACTACCACAACCCCTCGTCTAGCCGTTCTCCAACCACTCATATTGTAAACGATACCTGTGCTTGCATCAAACACATAGTCTTCGGTAACTGTTAAAACAGCTCCGTTTATTGTTATAGAAGTTAAAGCTATGACAGGAAACTTCTTAAGGATAAGGGTATCCCTAAACTCGTCATGTATTTCTGTACTTGATGCGGACTCTATTTCACGTCCCAAGTACTTCTTAACCAACGAATCCACCCTGCCCACTAAGGACGTTATCAGCGTATCGTTATCTTTGCTGACTACTGCTTGATATTCTTTAAATTCGCTTACTGTTATTAATGACATAATAAAAAACGAGGCAATTGCCTCGTCCTTACATTTTAGTTTTCGTTAATTTTCCAAAGGATCATCGTCGTCAAGTGGGTCTGTATCGTCAGTGACGGGCTTATCACCACCAGTATCACCTTCTGGAAAACCCGATTCTCCTGCAACAAGACCTTCTGAACCGTCACTGGTTGGTTCATCTTCCACCACCACTTCTTCTTGGTTTTTGTACGTAACGTCCTCAAACATTCTTGTTTCTTCGTCGTACACGAACTTGCGTTTATGTATTTTTTCGTAAAAAACGATAAGATCGTCAGGTGTCACATCCTCTATCTTATCCACCTTCGGAAAAACATAGAACATGTGTTTGTTACTATCATATATGTCTTTATTTACAGACATAACCAACAAGTTTGAAGGATACTCCAGATGCCCGAATGCTATAGGCTGTCCTTCAAGGACAGTCTTTATTTTCTCAGGCTCAGACGCCGTAGCGGGGACAGAAACCTTCGTTTCCTTAGGTTCCTTAAGTCCGCTTGGTAGTCCTTCGTAGTTGTATTTATGTGCTTGGTGTGTCGCAGGATATTTGCTCTTGCTTCTACGGTCATACACGACCTCTCCTGATCCTTCACCAATGTACGCAACAATTTTTCTTGGTTTTTCTGCCATAAGGCACTCCTAAAGTTTTCTGTTATTAACCAAGATTATATAGACGACCTGCTGCCACCTCAGTCACGGCATTGTTTTTAAGCCATAGTCGTTGAGAGATAACTTTAGTTATGATCTGTGTTAAAGGATCTCGATCCTCTTCAACCATTAAAGAGTCGTTCATATATAAATCCCATACTTGGTGTTTTATAAGAAGTATAGTGGATTTCACGTTGTTACTTGGAGTCGCCGTGTCATAAACACCTGTAGCGTTTCCTCGGTGTAGGTGTTCAGACAGGTAAATCTTACGTCCGTCAACTTTACCAAGAGACCCTTTTAAGATCGTTGCGTTGTCGTTAAACTTGTCCGCAGTTACCACTTCGTCTAAGTTCATCATCTTAACAAACCCATGAGCCTCTGCTAAGAAAGAGCAACGAGAAGGATCAACCCCTGCTGCGCCCATAGGGGCGTAAATACTGCGCATTTTACCTAAAGTAAGCTCAGCGGCAGAAATATCTAATCCTGCGCTACCTGCTTTTGCAGCCGCCATAAACCCGTTCCATTTGTTTACCAAAGACTGGGTAACCAAGTTACCGCCAGAATAAAGGTCTGTAAGGGTTGTTGTACCGTTTATGTATGCGTACTCTTTGGCTTGTTCAAGGGAGTACACCAAATCACGCAAAAGTAAATTCATGGCGTCAAGGTAAGAATCTTCAAAAGCCTCGTAAGAACCTGTGGTGTAACCCATAGCTTTTGTAAGGCTGATTACGTCTGCCCCAGAGGTTAAAGTACTTGCAGCAGAAGGAGACGCTTTCTCGTTCACACCTTGGATACCGTTGGCTAACCAGTGGTTCGCCGCTCCGCCTTCAAACATAGTACCCATTTTCTTAGGTATGGATATATTGTGGCCTGTGACCTTACGAACATCAAGAAGCTTTCCTTCTACCGACAAAGGCATACGATAAAGCTCTTTAATGTCTTTCAAATACTCAGTAGCCATCCACTCTGCAATAGAGCCTGACGTACCTGTATCAATAACAGTCGCAAATTTTTGGTTGAGTTTCCTCGATGTCTGAGAAAGTTTGAACTGTTTCTCAACATGTTTCTTAAACCGAGGACCTAAATCCTTCATAACCATCCCTGCGAAAGACTTTTCGTCTTCGAGGTTTACGTTTCGTATGGTTTTTCCAGATTCGAACATGATGTCCCGCATCATAGCGGCCCCAAGAAGGGCTTTTTCTTCAAAACCTTCCTCAGACATTACTGCTGTCTGGTTATACTCAGACATAGATTGTTCAAGTTGTACATATTTGTCTTGAAGAGCTTCGGACTGTGTTGCCATACGAGCGTCAAACTCAGCTTTCAGTTCTTCAACATCGTACGATTCTTTGAACGCTTTTTGATCGTTCTTCATTTGTGCGATGGAGTTCTTAAGTTCTTCCAAACTCTCTTTTACTTGTTCATCCATTTTAGGATACCTCTTATGTTAGGTTTAATTACGTTTTAAATAAGGCGCTTATCTCTTTTAGACTGTCTAGAAGTTCCTTCTTATGAACTTCGTCAGCAGGCTTAACAAAAGTACCTTTCCCAAAAGATACCAGTTCCTTGGTTAGTTTGTCAATATCTTTTTTAAACTCTTCTCGAATACTTTCTGTTGCTTTTTTTAGTTGATCCTGAAACGAAGTGAACAAGAAGTTGTTAGGGAATAATGTGTCGATACTTTCTTGAGAGAATTTCCCTGCAACAGCTTGGGAAAACTGTTCTGAGTACTTTGTTATTTTTGCGTCTTTGTTTGCTTGTGTCCATCCTGCAAGAACAGACCACTCGGACATTCTGGCCTTAAACACGTCGTACTCGCCCTTTCCTCCGTCTCTTTCCTTCATATTCTCCCAAGAGAATCCTATAGTAAAGCTAGTACAATTTATTATCCCTTCGCTCATCATCGTTCGGATGTCTTGAACAAAAGGAACAGACGAGTAAGCGCCTTTTCCGATAAGAAGATTCTTCTTGCCTCGGCTTACTTTCTTTGAGCCTAAACTTAACGCAATAGGTTTAGTAAGGTCGTGGTACGCAAATATCGCCCCTTTTGTGTCGTGATCTTTGGTGTCTAGTGACTCCATGTCCACAAAAAGTCCGTGACTTGTTTTACCGTCAGAGGCCACTACAGCGACTAACTCATTGTCTTTAGCGGCCCCGAACTCGGATAAAATCTCTTCATTAAACGCCAGTTCTTCTCCTGTGTCTAACTTTGCTGTTTGTTCATCCATTTTATTTTTTCCCTTTCTTATCCTGAATCTGCTTGTCCTCTTCGATGGCAATCTTCTGTTCAGGTTTTGGTAATTGGTAAAAGTAAAGACTTCCTCTTGTTAGATCAGAAGGAAGACCTAAAGGTACTCTGTACTCATCGACCGTTATTGCGCCGTCAATAAACAGTTTAGACAAATATCCTGCCTGTTTAAAGGCGTCTTTCTGCAAAGTAGGTACTTTACTAAAGTCTGTCCTGTATTTCACACCTGCTTGATCTACAAGCTCCGTGTACATTGCGTCAAACTTGGCCGTTTCAGACATAAGGTCTTCGTAATAGGACTTCATATACTCCGTCACGTTGGACCTGTTTACGTTCTTAGAGTCAACTAACGCAGGATGTACCCCAAGACTCTTTAAAACTCCGCCTTCGGCCTTGTCAATCGTTTCCAAGTAACTGGATTCCTGAGGACTATACCCTATAGGAGCAAACGTTGCTCCTCTGTCTCCTTTGAATATCTTTCCCGCTCTGCGAACTCCTGCCAAAGACTCGTCGATCTGTTCTGCCCATCTTTCAAACTCCTCTTCGCCTAGTTCTTCGTCGGTCGTTACGGCCATAGAACCTGATGCTGCGTTGTCAAAATAGTTAATATTATACCCCATGGCCTTCAAAAGAACCTTAAGCTCGCTTCTACAGGAGTTCAAAGGACTATGGGCCAAGATATAATCTTCTGGATCTGGTTCGTACATACGTCTGATAGAGTCCGAGTTCAGTACTTGCCGAACGTTCCCTGCGTAATCGTCTATTTCATAATGATCGATAAGCCTGTTGCCTTTTTGAACAATATAAAACATTGACGGAATAATAGGGTAAACAGACTTTATAGGGTTGCCTTTAACACCTGTGGGTACTTCTACAATCATTTGACCGTGAATACCTTTGTACATCCACAAAAGGTTTTTTAATGCCTGACCGTTCATGTACGGGTTTGGGTTAGTCAGCCAACCGTATCTCACATCCCCTGTAGCATTAACAGGTGTTTCGTTACCCGTTGGACCTACCTTAACAAGCTTGTACGGCAACGAAGACAAGTCTCCCGCTACACGGTTCACACCTATTCTAACACATTTAAGCTTCTTGTACATCCCAGACAGCTCCACAGGGTCAAACCCTCTGGCTGTCGATTCATCCTCTATAGTCGGATTAAACGTACCGTGCTTCACACTTCTGCCGCCTTTTCTTGGGGTCGACTCCCATTGGACAATCGACCCTACACGGTGAAGAATTTTCTTTGCAAATTTATACATACGTGATGGCTCCAGTTCAGTTCTAATTTTAACCAGTGCGTGACAGAGAAGCAAGATTAAACTTTGCGCTGTCTCCTATTCCCGACACACTAAAGTTCCCTGCTCCTCTAAGCTTTCTTAAGGCCTTCAAGAACCAGTATATCAGAGCATCGGAGCAGTGGTCGTCTGTTTCAATAAGTTCGTCCAAGTACTCGTTCTCGCTACCTTTGACAGGCTTCATACCAAGGTCTAATATCTCCAGAGCGGCGTTCTCGCAGTCAGGGTGGATAATTATTTCGTAGGTGTTCAAGTTACCCACTACGTCTACCTTGTACGACTTCTCCTTAGAGCCTCGTTTCTTTTTAACAGGTTTGACAGTTCCAACACCGCCTGACTCAAGGTAATTCTCATTAAACTCGATAATGTTTTCAGGTCTGGCAGAGTCCGCAGACGCCGACTTAAGGTGTGGCATACTCTTCGCCACCTTCTTTGCGAACGGGCCTACACGAACACCTCTAACATACACCTCATCAAATATGTATATTCTGCGACGCTTCTTGTCCAACCCTAGTTTAAGAATAACGTTCGGATCAATATAACCCCAATCGAGTCCTTCACCTACATAAAAACACTGATGGTACGCAAGGTCTTTGTTAAATCTCTGAACACGGGCAGACTCATAAGCCAATTTGCCTGTTTGACCCCACATAGCCAATGCATAAACATTGTACTTCATCGGATTCGTCTTCTTAAAGTTCTCCAGTACTCTAACAGAATCCTTATCAAGAAAAGGGTTATCCAAATAAGTGGACTTCTTGAACGCAAAATCAAGGTACTTGGCATTTTCTGGGTGGAAGAAGTGTTTATACAGCCAGTTGTTCTTAGATATAGGGTTGAACGTGAGGATAAGCTTATTCGGACGAGCACCAACAGGCGGCTTAAGCCTAGCACGAATGTCTAACTGCTCGAAGTCGTCCTGATTCAGCTCGGTGGCTTCCTCGATCCAGACCGAGTTCACATCCGTCGATTTGATCTTCTCAGGATCATCCACCCCACGGAACAGTATCTCGTTACCGTTTATAATAAGGTTCTTATCCGTCTTATTCTCATCATAATGTATGTCGTACTTGTTACACAACTCTTTAACCAAAGCGTAGCAAGATGTCTTCAAAGACTGGCTTGTCTTACGAATAACATACCATCTTTGACCTGAACATCGCTGCCATTCCTGTGTTACCAAATATTGCGCAACAGTATAAGACTTTCCTGAACCACCGCCACCGTAAAGTATCTCAACACGGGCCTTTTTCCCGCCTTCTACAGGTGTTTTGTTCTCTTCATCGAGGAAGTCCCAGTTGTGTTCGCACACGTCCAACACCAAGTCGTCGCTTGAATAGGACTCCTTAACGTCAATCGCACTTGTAAAAACCGTGAGGTCGTTCATATAACTTATAGAGCTTATCACTACCCTTGCTCCTGTTTCTTCTTCTCACGGCTGTGTCGGTTTATTATGACCCGTCTCTTCTCTTTTTGAAGAACCTTAAGCTCTGACTGGTCTTTAAACCCTGCAAAGTTCTGTAGAACCTTCATAACCCCTATAGGATTCTTCATGTACGGGTCCTGTAGCGTAGCAGAGCCTTGAGCCAACACAAGGTTAGTAAAAAAGTCCTTCACATCCTTAATTTGCCCTTCGGTTTCGTACTCTACCCACTCCCATGTAGGGACTCCAATAACAGCACAAAACTCAGGAACGGATATATGGTACCGAACACCCAACTTATCTGCACAAAGCTTCTTGTACTTAAGATATTTTTCTGCACAATCCCTGAGGTACGCTGCGTTCTGCATAGCCAAAGGCTTTCTGCCCCATATCTTGTCGGATATTTTGTTTTTAATCTCTTCTGGCGCATCTTTGTCGTACAAAACAAGCAAATTAAACTCATCCTCGTACTGCTTTTCTAACTTGTCGCCTAAAGGTCTTGATACCAACACCTCAGTCTTAGGGTCACTGTGAGCCTCAAAAACCATCCCAAGACTTATATCAGAAACATTCTTTTGCCTTAGGAATATGTAAGTGTCTAACAAACACTCTCTTAATTCTTCGTTTACTTCTTTATTTAATCTTAAGGCCACTATGTTGTTGCCTCCAGAAGCTACCTTTGTTTCGATGAACCCTATAAGCTCTTTGTCTTGTTCATCAAGGCTCTCTATCAGTTCTTCCATCGACTGATTACTTGATTTCCCTACTGTTGACATCGTATAAAATCTCCTTTAACTTACTCTTGTGCTGATCAGTGACTTATTGATTTAGGTCCATTGTTATTCACTCCTTGCTGCGAGCCCCTTTATTGGGGCTTGTTGCGTTTTAAAACCCTACGATTTCCATTACTCGTACTCCTTTACCTTTAAAATAAATTTCTCAGCGTCCGTTCTAGAATACCTGACGTACTTTTGAAGAAGATGTGCCTTACTTGCGCATGTAGTTACAGAGGTGTAAAAATTTCCTTTGTAACAGGTACGTTCCTCTAAGCAATTTTCATTGGTTTTTCCGTCAACACCCATTAAAATCACTACCTGAACATCGTTGTCCAACTTAAAAGTCTTTGAAAACTTCATAAAATCTCCTATGTCTGCTTAATCCTAATATACCCATTTTATTGAAACCAAACAAATTCTGAAACCAAAAGCTGCTTTAAATTGCCTTAAGTTGTTGTTTTTATTGAAGTTACCCTGCACACACCTATTGAAAAATCGGCTGTATATCTCTTGTGCCAAGACCTCGCCCATTAGATTCGGTAAAAACGAATACTTACTTTTATAAGTAAACCTAATAAGCCAAGGCAACCTCAAGCCAAACGAGCAATTTAATAAATTACACGTAGCCTAAAGCCGCCTAAAGCCGCCTGAATCAACCTAAAATTGATTAAATCAGCCCTAAGGGTATGGCAGTTACTTTAAGTTGATTAAATCAGCCTTATGCTGCCTTATGCTGCTTTAAATTGATTATATCATATATAATCTGATTCAATCCGCTTTTGATTAGTTCAAGCCACCTTTTGCAATTGGTGTGATTTTGTTCCATTTTGGTACATGTGTTCCATTTTGGAACATTTATCTGCACATACCCCTTGCACACACCCTAAAATCAATTTGAATTTGATTCATTTTACTTGGAGTCAATGATACCAACCTCAAGCGGCTTTGGAGGGGTTGAGAAATGACAACAACTACTCAAGGTCATTTTAGGCAAAATAGGGTGTGGCAGGGGGGTATGTGCAAGCTAAGTTGTTGTTTTTATTAGTCGGTGCACTAGGGGGGTAGTAAAATAGTATAAAACTATTATTTTTTTTTTCTTGAGTGTCGGCAGAATCAAGCATTTTAAAAACTTTTGAGGCAATTCTAGAGGGTATGTGCAGCTTGAGGCGCACCAACGCTTTGCAGCCTTGCTTAAAGTCGCCTAAGTCGTTAAAAGTCGCTTAGAATCGCTTCTTGCAACGTTTCACGGCAAAATAGGGTATGTGCAGCAGGGTATGTGCAGGTAGTTAAATTATTTTTTTATTATGCAAAATAAAACTTGCATTGATCAATTTAGGGCTTAAATTACTCGTGTTAATAATAATCAAATAAAGGCGCTAGTAATGCTTAAAGATTTAATTCTCACGGAAAAAACAGTATTCGGCAATGACTTAGTCTACCCTTCATGCGAGCAAAGCATTAAGATAGCTAAATTATTGGGTGTAAAGAGTTTCAATTCGGCTCAATTATTACAATTAAAGTCGATTGGTTTTGTTTTAAACATTCACAACAAAAAGGCGGTGTAAGATGAATTATTTGTGTAGAGCATACAACGGCGGATGCTCTACATGGGTTGTTGAACCGTTTGATCCTTGCGTTGCTTGGCATCACGACGAATTTCAAGGAACCAAAGCACAGTGCGAACAATACGCACTAGATGAAGAATACGGAAGAACGCCAATTGCGGGAGGTTTTGAGGATGTGTAAGATGGATTTACAACGCAATGATTTTTTTACTAAAACAACGCTGACAAATGAGCGTGGCGACATTTCTTTGCTTTTGGGCACTTCAAAGACTGAGAATGGAAATAGAAATAGAGCGTTTACGTGTTTGGCGTCTCATGCGGACTTGGACATAGTTTCAGAACCGAAGCATTTTTTCAGTTACGAAGACGCTTTAACATATGTGAACAAGTTTTCAATAAAATTTGATCTTAAGCGAGAAAGCGAGATTTAAAATGAACGATTTCACGACTGCATTTAGCAACCATCACGCCAAATTTAAGAGCGGCGTTTTAAGCGATCTATGGCACGTTTTAGAACGTTATGAAGATCGTTCCGAAGGCACGGCGGCGTTTACGGTGTGCCTTGTTGGTGATAAGTACATTCTAGGCGTTTGTGATCAAGGGCAAAAAGGTTACACAAATACTAATTTAGAATTTATCGCAACGAGCTACGAAGACTGCCGAAAAATGGTAGCGGAATTGAACAAAGATTTTTTCGGTTTGGATGCCCTTCAAGCGGCTAAAATCGTAGCAAGCACACTTTAGAGAAAGCGAGAATTGAGATGAATAACAACGATATTATAATAAGCTTGGACTGCGGCATATACGAAGGGTTTCAAGTAACTTTAAGTGCTTGTATAGAGCACGAACCGTTAGAAAATGCTTTCCCTGATATTCCTTTTCCTGATTTTAAAGACTTGTGCCGTAAAATAGAAAGCAATGAACTTATGTACTTTACGGCTCAAGTAACAGTGAGCCGACAGGGGATTGTTATAGGTTCTGATCATTTGGGCGGTTGTGTATACAAAGACTTAGAAGACTTTCGGGACAATAGCGGGTGTTATGAAGATATGCGAGAACAAGCGATAAAAACAGCATACGACACGATAGAACAGATACAAAAACCGATCAAAGAAATACCTGTTTGCTTCTTTAGAGAAAAAGAGCCTGACTCAATTTTAGCTGTCTTTGTGGATTCGTTATTCTACCGTGATTCAGATAGAATCTATGATTGCTATTCATTTATAGGGCAGCACTCAACTTGTACACGAGAATACTTGGAAATGTCTTGTGTTTTGGCAAGTAAAAGCGAGTATAAGGACCTATTAGAGCATCTTAAAAGTATTTACGAAGCCGAAGGATTACGAGTATTGCAACAGACGGAAACTTTAGAGAAAGCGAGTGAATAAAATGTTTAACAACTTATTTAAAAAATACAAAAAAGAACAACGCAAGAGACAAAAAAACCTTTTGACTTTTGAAGACGTTACAAGCAACGAAGTAAAAAACCTGCCACCTTACTTAAGACAATACGTGCCTATATCCTCAAAAAACAAGGTATTTACGTCTTGTAGTGCTTTGAAATGTTATTTAAAAAATCGTATCAAAACAGTTTTTCAAAGAGACATTGAAGCAATTGAGAAAAGGCTCAAAGAGTTAAGTACATACCAAAACAAAGACTTTCCCAAACAATTCACTATTGTAATTGAGTATAAACGAAACAGGACTTGGGGATACAACCCTACGGCGTCCGTATTTGTGGTAGGGGAAGGGGAAGGGGATTATTCAAGTGGTTCTATTGGCGGTTGTGGTTACGACAAAGAAAGCACCGCATTCGCACAAGTTGCTAATCAAATACAAGGCATAAAGTATTTGCTTTACAAAGAAGCAAATAGACTGAAAAACAAAAACAAGAAATTGTCTGAAATATTTGGGTACGGTTCAGGGTACGGCGTTTTCCCCTCGTTTAGTGGTGGAGTGGGTACGAGTTGTTATTATAGTATATTTGAAAAAATAGGTTATAAAATGACTAAAACGGCGTCTACTTCGTCTTTAGACGTGTACACAATAAGCAAAATATAAAAACAAAGAAAGCGAGCTAGCTAGTAAAATGAGAACAAAAGGATTCAAAACAAGCGACGTCTGCCATATGTTCGCAAATCAAACACAAGACGAAGCATACAGTAATAGCGTATATTTCCACAAAGATAACGGAGGTTCAACTATTTTTAGTTACGGTCGCCATTTTCCGATGGCGCACATTTTGAAAAATGGGTTGCTTGTTGTGAATTGTGAAAGATACTCGCCTACAACGTCAGAACATCAAAGTATTTTGCATAACGCATCTTCAAACTTAACCAAAGTTATTGTAAAACAAATGGTATACCAAAGCTTATTTGACAATATATCTAAAAGCAAAAAAGAACTGAAAGCTTTTAGAAACAATACAGCCGACGTAGGCGAAAAGGTTATTGAGCAAACGGAGAAGCGGTTAAAGTCTGCTAAATTGGAGCTTAAGCGAGTGCACCGAACAAACATCGAGTACTATTTGGAAATGATTCGCACCTTCATTGCCAAACAACAAAGAGCCCGCATAATTAATTATGTGGATGATATTTACAGCTATATAAACCGTTTAAGAAGATACACTACAATATTCAACTGTGAATCTCTTGTGCCTGAAAAAATACGGGGTTTGAGTTTGAACAGTGATTTGAACACTGTTTTGGAAGCGTTTGGCGTGAATGCCAAAGAAATTATAGAAAAGTTTATCGAAAAAGTGGACAAACAACGTCAAGCATCAGAGCAAGCCCGAAAGAAAAAAGAGGTCAAGAATCTTGAAATAATCAATAAATGGAAAGCGGGGGATTTCGTTTATTGTTTGGCGTACACAGGTTTTTCTTATCTTCGCACCCACGGCGGAGAAGTACAAACAAGCCAAGGTATAAGGCTTAGTACGGAACAAGCCAAAAAGGTGTATTTATTTGTTTCTAAAATTTGGGAACAAAATAAAACGTGGGTAACAAGCGGCAAAGGATTTGAAATAAAAACCCTTGACCGCCCATGGAAATTACATTCGGTAACTCATGAACTAGTTACCGCAGGATGCCACCGAATCAAGAGGCAAGAAATAGAAGAATTTGCTTTGAAAATGGGTTGGAGCAAACAAACAAAATAAACTAGGTACGTGAAGACGTGCCTAGAAAGGTGAAAACCAAAATGAACAAAGAACAACACAACTACGACGAATCCAACCGATTGATTGCCGAGTTCATGGGTTGGGAAAGTAATAAATACGACAATCTACCCGACAGAGTACATAAAATAACTGATTATGTAGAGAGAGGGTTACCCTTAAAACAATGTGATTATCATAAATCATGGAATTTGTTAATGCCAGTTGCAAAGGCTTGTTTAGAACAAGATTCAGAGCTTGAAGGGTGGAGCGACTTATGCGAAGCTTTAACACACGTAGACATAGAGTTTGTTTACAAGGCGATACTTGTTTTTTTGAGATCTTACAACGCTCAAAAAACAGAAATGAGCCCTTCTTGTTTGTACTATGTTGCCGCTTTCGCAGGTATAAAGGACGGAAAAGAACAACAATATTTTAAAGTGTATGAAATTATTTTAGACGTGCCAAAGTTGTGGTTTACGTTTTCTACGGACAAAACAATAAGCAATTCTGAGATTGTTTCTAAAAAGTTGGTGGAAAAAGGCTTCGGAAATCGAAAATATAAGTTAGTAGAGCTTTAACGAAAAGGTCAACCCTATGCTATACATTCAAGAAACAACTAAAATATACTCAAGGATGCCCCGCAAGCTAAAGAAAAAGTTTAAAAAATTTATAGGCAAGGCGACCCATAGGGCTTTGAAAGAGTGGCAAAGAAGATACCCGAAGCACCAAAGATACGAGTGGCATACTATTGAGAGCTCCGAAAGTCTTAGGAACTTTTTAGAGAACCGAGAGGCAAAAAATGACAAGTAAAATGAAACAAGTACGAGAAGCATTTGCCCAATTTTATGCCGCATCAGGTTGCGGATGTTGTGGAAACCATTCCGAAAGGAAAAAGCATCATGCGAAAAAAGCGTAGAATGCGAGTTTGGAAACCATTGGAGCACGAACATTTAAGAACATTGAGACTATTTAAAGTGTGCCTTGTTATGTCGTTCGTGTGTTTGTTAATCGTTATTGTTTTTGGAGCAATTTAAAATGAAAGTATGGGAATGTGAAATAGAATTTTCTGACGGGTTTCGAGACGTTGGGCTTGTTTGCGAGAATGACGAAACACCTGAGGGTTACGATGAAACAAGTTTTATTTGGTACGGACTGAACCCTGAAACGCACGTGGAAAGCGAAGGGGACGAATTTAAGATACTAAGCTACCGTTTGGTAAACGAATAAGCAAAAGAAAGCGAGATTTAAAATGAGTGTAAAAGTATACATGGAAAGCGATACGCATTCCGAATTAGTGGCAGTTTTTGACACCGAAGAGCTGTTCATGTTGTGTTTGCCTGTCATTGAGAAAGAAGCAGCAAAAGACCTTATGATCATAGTTGACGTAGTGGATGAAGATTTTGAGATCATAACATCTACGGATGAAGCAAAAGAGTACTTAAATAAAAAAGGATATGTGACAGAGACCATGTGGTCAAAGTACGACATTCAAGATAATTACGAGAACGTGTCAGACGAAAAAGCTTTGGAAATATTAAACGGTGTTCTTAGGGACGAATATGTAGTGGGTGAGACGTTGGCGTCTATACGCCATATTTGCGAGGATGATTTGGGCTTGATACCAAAAGAAAGCGAGAACGAATAAATGACTAAAGAATTTTACAAATTATTTACGGAATTTATGGGTTATGGAAGAGTCAGGAAGCTTATCCCTTCAGGAACGCCTGCATCCACAGGCGTTGTCACATTGAAAGCCCTTTACTATTCAAAAGAAGATGCGGTCAAGGATTTAGAGTATTACCAAGACAGATTCAAAACATCTTTCGAACTGCACGAGTATATAATACCTTTTGATAGTTCTTTCGATGCTTTGATTCCTGTTGTCAAGAAGATAGGTGAGGACACATCTGACTTGGATATGAGGGACTTGGAACGGCTCTCATCTGCTTTGAGTAAACTTGAGATCAGACCCCTGTATTTAGAATGTTTAAGATTAATAGCTAAGATTAAGGGTGTAACAACGTAAACAAAAACAATTTCAGCGGCGATTGGATAGGCAGAATGAGACTACGATTTACTAGCGTCTATGTCTTGCTCTAGTCCGCCTTGGGTTCGATTCCCTTGCGCCGCTTTTGAGACAAATAAATAAGAAAGCGAGAAATGAAAATGGTTTTTAGAAGCTTGTACTTAAGAGATTTGAAGACAAACGAGTGGCGTTTTTATTCGAGAGTAACTGCCGCTATGTTAAACGCCCGAAGCATAATCACAAGAGATCAAGTACGTATAGGAAGCGGATCATTGCATCAGACACGATGGTTTGTAAACATGTTTGCATAGGAGACGGTGTAAATATAGGTGAGGATGTGGTTGTTGACAGTTACGCACAAATTGGCAGTTACGCACAAATTAGCAATTCTGTAAAAATTCAAAAGAATGCGTTTATCGAAAGCTGTTGTTGTGTTGAGGACAACATAAATCGCTACAGGTACAAATACGACGCAAACGCCTCAGGATACGATTCGGGAGGGGATTTTATAATTCGGTTAGGTTGTTCTAAGTATTCAAGGGACTGGTGGGAAGACAACTTTTGGAACAACATCCATGAGTTCCCTGATGACCCTAAAAACCCTGATTCTATACTTCGTCTTGCTGTGTTTAACCATATTTGCATGGAAGAGGACAAACGAAACGGCGTAAAATTTGTTCAGAAAGTATTCATAGGAAAACAAACCAAAGAAAGCGAGAAATAACACGGCAACAAAAGAACAAACACAAACGACCAAGACAGCTAAGGAAATAGTTGAGGACTTGAGGTACTTATTTGGCAAGATAAACTGGGGTAAATCCAATTTAGACGCCAAAGCTATAACCGTGATGAACGAAATAACCAAGGACATCCTAAAACTGGAAAGCGAGAAATAACATGGCAACAAAAGTAAAAGTAAAAGTAAAAGCAAAAGACAGATTTCTAGAAACATTTAGAAAGCACAGAGAAAAATTTGTAACCCGAATATACGTAGCAAAAGATTTATGGCATGTTCTAGAAACGTGGGAGAAAGACAAAAACACGTGTTTCACAGCGGCTACGATAAAAAACAAGCAACGACTTGTAGTTTGTTATAAGGATTCAGCAGGATACCACGACACTCAACTGGTGTTCAAAACTGAAAGCTATGAGGAAGCACTAGAGATTTGTCGAGACATGAACGAAATGTTTTTCTCTTTAAGCAACGAGAAGGCTCAAAGCATCGTTTCAAGCACTATGTAAAACAAAAAACCCCTAATTAAAGGGGTTTTTCTGGAGAGAGCGAGTAATCCTAGAAAGCGCAAACCATTTAAGAACTGTTTAAAAGCTACAACAAAATAAGAGCAAAAGCAAGGAGGATATATGAAGTAGCCGAAAAAAGAGTAGCAGCCCGCATATTTTGTTAATTTTACAGCGCACCTGTTTTCATTTTTCTGAAAAAGGTCTAAGGTTGAAAACCCTGTTTAGCGGGCTTGTTATCTCTGGATTTTTGATAAACAACAAACGGTTTAAAGAGAGAACGGAAACATGAAAACAATAAAAAAGTTATTGTCACTTTTATTAAGAACAACGGCGGTGGTTCTGTACTTTGCAACAGTTATCTACTGCTTTTCTGACGCAGGATTCGGGGGGACAGCCTTAATGGAGACCACAGGAAACAATATGTATTACCACACAGATTTTGGTTCGTTTTACGGGATAGTTTTAGGAGTATTTTGGTTATTGACCTCGACATTGGTTATTACAGTAACGTGTTGCTTACTTGTGTTTGTAATCGGATCAGCCGTCCCCTGTTACTTAATGGACGGTATCAAGTATTTAATCGAAGGAGAGGACAAATAAGACATGAAGCAAGGATATTTCGGCATTGGTTGCCAAAACATGAAAACAAACCACAACTACGGCACATTATTTAGAACGGCACAGGTTATGGGAGCGGACTTCCTTTTCTTGATAGGCCCGAGATTCAAAAGACAAGCAAGCGACACGATGAAAAGTTGGAGACACTTACCTGTTTTCCAGTACACAGATTTTTCGGACTTTCAGAAACATCGACCGTTTGATTGTAAGCTTATAGGGGTAGAGTTAGAGACTAACGCAACGGAATTAAAAGACTTCGTACATCCTAAGCAAGCCTGTTATCTGCTCGGAGCAGAGGACAATGGATTAACAAAAGAAGCATTAGTTCATTGTGATGAGATTGTCTTCTTACCAACTGAAAGAAGCTTAAATGTGAGCGTGGCGGGTTCAATCGTTATATACGACAGAATAGTAAAACAAAACTTTAAATAATAATATTTGACATGAACAGTAATTCGTGTGTATAATAGGATGCAACTAGCAAGGAGCATAAGAATAAATGACAACACAGTATAAAGAACCAAGACTAGGCAAGTCAAAGAACGATTCAAAATGTAAATTCTGTGGCAATACGATACACAAGTTTGAGGAATGTGTAATAATTCCTCGTGAGAAAAAAGTAGCGCACACACCTTGTTACCACAAATCAGGAGGAAAGAATCTTGAACAGTAAACCGTTAATAACATACGACGAAATCAGAGAGCGGTCAGGAAATGTACGCACACACTCCTCAGGACAATTGTTGAACGCATCCTCTGAGTTGATTTATTTTGCTTTTAACCAACCTGAAGTTCGTTTTCGCCAAAACACCTTGTGGCCTTCTCAGACGAACCCCAAATCTTTGTTATTAGGAGTTGCCAGTGATTAAGATTTTCTCAATACAACCATTAGTTCCTTCTATTACGAACAAGACACACGCAGCTTTCGTTAACTCGTGCATCGACAAGCGATACGCCATAGAAGCAAAAAAAACACATCAGACGCTTGTTTTCAAGGTTGACCGCAGACCTGTGGAAACACAGGAGCAACTGGACACCGCTTTAGATTTTTTACGAAGCGTAAATTTAGTTGAAAGAACAAAAACACAGGAAGAGTTGGACGATTTAGCTGAGTACTACAACAAACTGTTGAACACCTCTCGGCACGGTTGTGAAATGATTGAAGTAACAACATACAACGACGATAAGAGCCAAGAAATTGTTTTCTATCCCTCACAACTAAACATCGAACAACTATGTGAAATAGGGTCGACAGAGGCAAAAAGTCTGATCGTTCGTAAAGACAAACTAACAGCAAAAGACCTAGTCAAGCTTGGAGACGAATTATGCAACGGTACTATTTTTCATTCGGAGACGACCACAATCACACAATTAATGGGATTGATCTGGACAAAAATTGCCTTTTGGAAGTAGAAGCACCTGATTTAGCACGGGCTAGGGTTGATGTTTTTGACTCGCCATTGGGCGCTAAGTGGGCTTTTTGTTACACGGAGTTGGAAGCAAAAGGTATAAGAGTAAAATACTCCTTGCGTATTGTGCAAGGGAAAGAAATCGGAATTGGAGAACAACCGTGAAAAAATACCAACCTAAAGAACAACCTAAAAAATCGTGGGCAGCAGAACACATAGAGCACTCCTTTCTTGGCAGCATGTTAGTTGCGGTAGACACAACCACTGGTAAAAGAATATGTGCGCTGCTTGGCTTTGGCAGAAGAGTATACCCTTATGCGGGAGCCAAAGAGACCTTAGAGCTTGAAGGCTATGACCCGAGCGAGAACTATACCCAGTGGACACAAGCAGGTTCCTACACACTAGAGGACGTAGTGACAGCTAAAGTAATTTCCTCAGAATATTTAAACCAAGAAAGCGAGAAATAAAATGAAACAGTTAAAAATCCTAAAGCTAAAAGAACAAGGGGTTAAAGAAATATTCAAAAGAGCCGAGGCGTCGTTTGACCACCATGTAGAGTACCCTACGATTTTCCCAAATTATTGGGTCGCCCCTAAGGATGTTTTCTCAGGCTACGACCAAGTAATAGTGGAGATAGAGGAACACACAAGCCAAACCAGAACAGACATCACCACAACAGCCGTTTTCAACATAGAGACGTACGACGACCTGATGGTTCGGTTAGTAAAACAAACCATCACACCTAAAAACAAAGGCAACTAAAAGCACAGATATATGTTGGCAGAAATAGCGGAAAAGCTTCTTGAAGATTTGAATAACCACGAGTTAAAAGTTGTGCTTGTTCCTGCGCCTGACCCTCAACACACCAACCACTTTATTCGAGCAGTAGAGTGGGAGAATGTTCCTTGGTATAAGCAGCTCTTCTCAGAACTGGGTTACATACACAGACCTCGATTTGCGGCAGGGCTTGAAAAAATACGAAACAATGCGCCGGCACAACTAGTCTGGGATAAGATAGCCCTTGAGTTTTGTCAAAGGTGCTTAAAGGAAGGATTTGAACGTTATGACTGCTTTGAAGAACCAAAGATTCGTGTTTGCGAACAGTGCGGAAAAGAAACCTGTGAGTGGTTCGGAGAACAAGCCGTGCTATGTAAGTGCTGCCTCAATGAACAGCTTGCAGAGAATGGCAAAAGAGATGGAGATCGCAGCGACCAGTAGCGAAGCTTTGTCTCGTGTGTTTGAGACGATACAACCCGAAGCAAGCAGAAAACTAAAGATACAAACAACAAACCTCAGAGCCTTTTCAGCCGAGTTGAGAATGCTTAATCATTTTAACAGCAAAGAAGGATAAATAATGAAAACACTTATCACACTATTAATCTTGTTAATAAGCTCTTGTGAGCTTGTGACAGGAACAACGTACCAAGACCGAGTAAACGTGCCTCATATTGTCACAATAACCGCAGACCTTGTCGGCAAGGACCTGCCCCCGTACAAGCTGATTGTCAACTACACAGTCGACAGCCTAGAGTCGTATTACGCAGAAGTTTATTCGGATAAGCCGTCCATCACGTATAAATACACGACTAAAGGCCACATAAAGTCGTTTGTAGTGGATTCAGCGGTGGTTATAAACCAAACAACTCTGTTGAAAGATACTAAATGGTCTTTAAGGGTAACAAACACGGCACAGCCTGTGCCTACACGAGTTATAGTTAATCAGTTTAAAGCGGATGTCGTGTCTATGTGGTATCACAGCGACGGGAGGTTTTAATGAACCTTATTGATCTTATTATCAAAAAAGTAAAAGAAGTAGAAACATCAGGTAAGTTGGAAGAGATAATTGAGAAACATGTAGTTGATTGCTTAGAAAACATCGTGGAAGATTCGTTTCGATGGAGTGGGGAAGCTAAGAAAAAAGACGAAGAGGCCCGTAAAAAAGCCCAAGAAGACTTGGACAAGGCGAACAAAAAACGTCAGGAAGAAAAAGCCAAGGCGGACGCAAAGTTAGCTAAGGAAAAGAAAAAACGGGAAGACGCTGAGAAAGCCTTGAAGAAAATCGAGGACGACAAAAAAGCCAAAGCAGCGGAAGCTCTTCGATTAGAACAGGAAAACCTTAAAAAAGGAGATTCCGAGAAGGCTCAAGACTTTATCAAAGACTTAGAAGCTTTGAAGACGAAGTACGAGTTTAAATCAGGAACATACCGAGCAAAACAAGGCTATGTTACGGCGCTGATAAACAACGCAATAGCAGCGTTAGAAGGGAAAAACAATGTTTTCTAAGGTAGAAAAACATTTATACTGTGTTGTGGGCGAATGGTTAAGCAGTATACATGACATAAAATTGTCTACTGATTTAATACAAAACGAATTGTTTTATATTTCAGGTGGATGTATCCCTTCGTTGCTTTTGGGTGACGGTGTAAATGATTACGACATATTCCTTGCGGATGAGAGAACCCGTGACCGAGTTGTTACGTATTACGAAGAGAAATACAAAAAAGATTTTGACGACCATTTTTTTAAGAAAACTCCTTTAGTAACACATTTAACAACAGAAAACGCAATAACACACGAAATAAATGGTCAAAAAATACAAATAATAACAAGGTTCTTTGGCGATCCTTCAACAGTTCACAAAACATTTGATTTTGAGCATTGTAAACCAGTTTATTGGTACGGTAAAAATAAAAAGCTTAAAATAACGAAGGCTATTGCAGAGGCAATACTTAACAAACAAGTATTGTACAGCCCCTCTCAGTTCCCTTTAAACAGTCTCATGCGGTTAAGCAAACTTCTATTTAAAGGTTGGTGGATACAACCCGATACTTTTTTGACACTTCTTAAGGAAGCCGTACACACAGATTTCAGCGACCTCTCCAAAGTTCAAGAAGACTTAAAAGGGTTTTCAGCAGCTTACAATATAGAGTGGGTGGTTGTTGATTACTTGAAAACGGCATACTTAGAATTAAGTGAGGGGCACCACGACCTAAAAACAAAAGAAGAATGCTTAAGAAATAGCCCCTATATATACGAAAATATACAAGAAATCTTCGGTTTAGACAATAACTGGAAACCAAAAAACACATAAGGAGGATAAAACGATGTTTTCTAAAATAAAACTAAAAGTATCTTACAGATACCACAAGAACATTAAAGTACCTTTTGTCCGTTGGTACTACAAAACAAAACGACAAATTGTTTTAAAAGCTCGCTCGTTTCACCTCGTTTTCAAGTCATACGACCAAAGATTTCTCTATCGGGTTCGTGTATGGGAAGAACGATCTAAACGCACAATAAACCCTTCAAGACTGATGGGAACACCACGGAACAAAGGAGTTAATCAAGACTACAAACGAGCCTCGATAGCCGCCAAGAAACTTGGTGTCTCTTTAAGCCATCCGAAAAACTGGACAAACTCAAGTCTAAAAGAAGTACGTAAATGGGCCTCGTTCTATTTGTACAAAAAAGACAGAAAAAAGAAATTCATCGACAAACTGAAAAGAGTGAAAAATGTGTTTAAGTAGATCATATAAAATCCGAACATTTCTTGTGTTCCTGTTAATGATTACGTGGAGTGAGATGCTTTCTGAGTACCCTTTTGCTGAAAATCTTGCTACGTTTATTATGTGGGTGGTTGTTCCTGTTTTAATAGTGTACAACACTTTATTAAGCACTATACCATCCAGAAGAGCGAAAGAAAGTTTTTTAGAACCAGACGGGCGATTAAAACCTGCTTGGTCACTTCTCATAATAATTGACATGGTTCTTCTGGTCGTGGTTGCAGGACTAGGGTTGTTTTGGTACGCCGTGTATTACTTATTTGTTATTCTGTTTACTTGGTTTGTTTTTGGCGGGTTTTTGCATTCGTATCAAGAAGGGAGCTAATATGAAGTATATTATTTACGGACACAGCCTTGCGGGAAAAACACGGCTTCAAAAAAGACTTCGTGGGATGGGTTTCACTGCTGTTGTTTCGCACACCACCCGAAGGAAAAGAAAAGGCGAAGTCAATGGAAACGATTACTTCTTTGTAGAACCTGCGGAATTTGCTATAATGTCGGTCAAAGGCGATTTCATGGAAACAGCAACACACCAAGACACGGACGGAGAAGAGTATTGCTACGGCATGACTCATGAACAATGGGATAAATCGGACATTGTAGTATTGAATGCCCCAGGTGTTATGAACATTCCTGTGAGTAAATTAAGCAGGCTAGTAACAATAAAAATGACGTGCGACAGGGAGGAAGCGCTGTCTCGTCTTGAAAAACGGGGAATGCCTGCTGAGGGAGGTGTTGAAGGAATGTGGGCCAGAATCGACAGAGAAGAAAAAGAAATACTTAAGTTGGAAGACAAGTACCCTTTTGTACCTTCTATAACAATAAGTTGTCGTAAAGGCCTTACAACCGTCAGATTCAAGCAAGCTGTTTTTGTTTCTGTCGCCCAAATGTTTAAAGGTATTTACAATATTCGCCTTTAGTGTTCTTCAGCACTAAAGTGATAAGGACTAAAAACAACAAGCAAAAAGAGGTCTTAAATGGAAAAAGAGCAGAAACCGACGAAAATAAATTTGAGTGAGGCCATGGATAGAGCGATAATGATTGCTCAAAGAGCCTCTAAACTCACAACGGAGTTAAGAGACCTTAAGCGTAAGCACAACCTTGTATGTAGGAAACTAGCAAAACTGGAAACAGAACAACTAAGAGAGGCAAAAACACCTAAAGGTGTGTCGAAAATAAAAGGCAAATACACGCTAACAGACAAGTTGCTGTATGCTTCCTTATCGTTGAACATTGTTTTAAGTTTATCCCTCATTTTCTAGGAAGCTATGCAAACAGATAAAGAATTTTACAGTAGGTATGGCCTGCCTTTTGAAGATTGTCCTAAACTTGGGATTGAGTTCTTAACGGGGGTAGAGACAGGCAGAATTGCTTCTCACTACCACGCCGTACCTTCAATGCTTATAAAGTACCCGAACATTGACGGTACTTTCAGCACCTTTCATCGCATTCGATACACTGATCTTTATGCTATCCGAAAGTTAATATCAAAATCAATGTCAGGGTTTCAGCCCAAGGCCGACAGTAAGAAAATAATGAGGTACCATCAACCCTCTGGAGAAGAACCAAGGCTCTATTTCTCTAACTACCTTAAATGGGATTTAGTGGTAGACAATCCTGACGTGCCTTTGATTCTAACAGAAGGAGAAATGAAGGGAAACGCTGCGTGTAAGTACGGCATCCCTACTATTCCGATGGGCGGGGTCTGGAACTGGGCGTCAAAAACCAAAGAGGCGATAGACGACTTTAAGTTGATTATTTGGAAAAACAGGAAAGTAATCATCTTATTTGACTCTGATGTTGCTTCAAATCCGAAGGTCAAAAAAGCCTTGTACAGCCTTTGCGAATACTTAACTAATCAAGGTGCAAAGGTATTTCACGGAGGTGTGTGGCACGAAGACTTGGATTTGGACCCAACAATAAAATTAGGCATAGACGACTACTTGATGAAGTACGGGAAAGAATCTTTTAACGAGTTTTTAAAGTCGTCTCATATCCAGTCTTACGACAAAGCGGCAAAACTACACAAGTTCAACAGTCAGTTTTCGTACATACGCAGGAAAAAGTACATTCTGGAACACAAAACAAACGACATGATTAAACCGTCTGATTTCACAAATCACTACGTGTCGAACCAGTACATGCTTATCCCTAAAGACCCTTTAGACCCTAAGTCAAAATTGGTACGAAAAAAAGTAGCCAATGAATGGATAGGGTGGGAGCAGCGATCAGAGCTCGAAGACATCACTTACGCCCCAGAGCAGCCTGAGATAATCGACGGAAAGTACTTCAACTACTGGAAAGGATGGGCCGTAGAACCTGTTGAGGGAGATGTAAGCAACTGGCACAGGTACATGGAACATATTTTTGGACCAAACAACGTGGACGACAGAGCGTACTTTGAAGATTGGCTTTGTTATCAAATGCAACACGCAGGCGAAAAATTATACACGGCCGTTGTCTTTTGGTCCCCAGAGAACGGTTCAGGGAAATCCATTTTGGGTACAATACTGGGAGCTATCTTCGGTACGAAGACACCCAAAACTCCGTGGGGAAACTATGCGGTAATCGAAGATAAAGACTTAAAATCGGACTACAACGGCCATTTGGCCCACACTCAGTTTATCATGGGTGACGAGATAATGGCCTCTACAGGAAATATCCGCAAAGAAGCTGATGCCATTAAACGAATAATCACAGCAGAGATTCACACAGTAAATGAGAAATACAAACCGCAATACACTACAGAAGTTGTTGCCAATCTTTTTTTCACGTCAAACCACCCTGACGCTTTCTATTTAGACGAGCACGACAGGCGGTTCTTTATTTGGCGTGTTCGGGGAGGTATTTTAGATGTTCATTTTGCCACAAAAATTTTGGATCCGTGGTGTAAATCAAAAGAAGGAGCAGGTGCTTTGTTTCACTACTTTTTAAACAGAAAAATAAGCAAGGACTTTAACCCTAAAGGCCGTGCGAGAGAAACGGAAGACCGAGACATGATGATCGAAGCCCACAAATCAGCCGTTGAGGTTTGGGTCAGTGATCTTGCTTTGGCTATACAACAAGGAGACGAAGAGTGGCTGGAAGGCAATCTTAAGTATCTTGAAGAAACAATAAAATCCGACCTTCTTACAGGGAAAGATTTGTTCCTTATATGCCCCGAGGTAGGGTCGGGCAGCACTCAAACCAATGTAAAACTGACCACGTTCTCAGGAAAACTGGCAAGCGCCAAACTACCCAAACTTGGCGAGGCATCCAACAAAAACAACCAAGTATCCCTTGGCAAAGAAGGAAGGCACAGGTTCTACACAGTGAGAAATCACGAAAAATGGGACAGGGCATCACCAGAGGAGATCAGGGCTTACTTAGAAGAACAAATAAAAAACGGACAGTGTCTACTAAAAGAAGGCTTCGGATCACAATTTAATTAAAAAATTAATTGACTAAATAAAATAAAGTATTAAATTATCAAATCAAACAGCAAGGAGTTCTCATGAACACAGAAGATCAAGAACAAATCGAAGCAACAGCGCCGTCAAAACCTGTAGGTATCCGCATAAGCGAGACAAAAAAACGGGTAGATGAGGTGGCTCTGCTAAAAAAGAAACGGGACGCAGAAATAGCTGCAATGCCTATTTCTTTACAAATCCAGAACGAGCTTTTAGATATTGAGCAAGAGAAGGAGTTCCTGCTTAAGTATCTAAAAGACAACTCTATACCCTCAATGGCAGGAGTTGACGGGGGAAAGATTAAGATCAACGCCACGGATCAAATTTCCGTTACCAGTTGGACCGAGTGCTACAAGTACATATCACTACGTCTTCTTAAGAACTTAGGAGTGTCCGACGAAGAAGCCGTTTTCATGGTAGTTAATTGCGATCCTCTAAAACTACAAGAGCCCTTCACACTACTTAAAAAAACAATTAACTCAGACACTTACAAAGTACTGAAGGAAGCCCAAGAAGTTCCTGCGTTCTTAAGAGTGTTTGTTCAAGAAAAACTAATCTTAACTAAATAAGGAAAAAACAAATGTCAAAAACAAATAAGCCCAAAAAAGATGATGCCGTAGAAGTTATTACGGACGCACAACTTCCTGCCGAGGCCGACGGATTCCCAATGGGTTTAGACCCAGAGTTTCTTGCCGCTGCTTCGGAAGCAGGTTCAGAACAAGGTATAGACGATATTGCGGACGCAGGTCTCTCATACATAACGTTGGACAAAGACTCAGGCGATTTCAAATACCGCCAAGAAGCTTTAGGCGAGAAAGATTTTCATGTGGTTGTGTTGGACTACGCAGTAGAACGGCGATGGTTCAAGGACAAATTCAAAAAAGACGTAATAAAGTCGCCTGATTGCTTCGCCGTCGGAACGGACAAAACACTCAAGGGAGACATGAAGGCCAGTGCTCGTTCAACAAGCATTCAATTCGACGGTCCTTGTAAAGACTGCCCTCTAGGCGTGTTTGACGGTGATTGTATGCCTTATTTAAGACTGTTGGCGTATAAAGTAACAGTTGCAGTAAACAAATCAACAAACAGATTTCAAGCGAACACGTACCATTCGGATCAGCTTGTGATCCTTCGAGTTGCCCCTGCGTCTATGAAGTTTTGGAACAACTTTGTTAAACAGTTCCTAAAACGACGGGATGACAAAGGCAACAAGTTCAGCTTTCCGACCTATGCTTTTATTATCAAAGTATCTGCGGTGCAGTCGGACCCTGAATCCACTAATTATTACTGGTCTTTTAAAGCAGAGAGCTACGTTGACAAGAAAATTCTTGAGCAATCAAAACTTCGTCGTGTTGAAGTAGCAGAAGCGATAACTCAGGAATATAACTTGAACTCAGAAGCACCTAAACAGCAAATGAGCGCCGAGGAACAAGAGTTATCTGATGAGATGGCCGACAACTTAATGAAAGACTAAATATGAAAATCCTGACAGAAATTGAAGAAGCTGTAGCCAAAGAAACCGTGGACACCCAAAAAATAGAGCAGGCGCTAAAAAGTTGGCGAACACTAAACACCAGTCTAAAAGACAACAAGTTTGGTGTTATGGAGCTTCGATTAATGGTTGCCCACGAATTAAACAACAAAAATCGACCCGATATGTTGAAGCGTGTAGTTACAGCTCACAATACTGTTTATGGGAATTTGCTAGGGGCCGCTGTAAAAACGGCCTCTGTGGACATGGCTCAGAAGAAATCTATCGACACTTTAAGCAAGAACCAAAACGCAGTATACCAATCAGTCGAATAAACAACTAACAATCCGCAGCAAGGACATTATGTTTTTAGACCCCGACAAAGAAGAACTCTATATCGGATTTGATATAGAGTCACTTCCGATCACAGATAAACAACCCTACCCAAAACCTGTTGCTTTTTCTACGTACACGTACATAGAATTAACGGAACAGAAAAAAGAGTCTTACGTTTACGAAGACGTAGAACAAGAACTGGCCAAACTTTACGATCATTGCGAAGAGACAGGCTCTATCCTTGTAGGCCACAACCTGTCTTATGACTTCACCTGTATTAAACACCATTTTGGTATTGATTTCTTTCAGTTGGATTACGAAGACACTATGACTTTAGCTTGGCTTGTCAACCCTGAACTCAACCCTGATTACGGGGAACTTAAGCTTAAGAATCTAAGCCATAAATGGTGTCAAATTCCTCCTGACGAAGAGGAGGAAATCAAGCACTGGTTGTTCAACAACCAAGAGTCCTTCTATGAAAAGTACCTCAACGACACCAAAGGAGGAGACCCTTTTTTCAAGCTAGAACCAAAAGACACGAGAACTAAGAAAAAAGGCGACCTAATAAGGCGCAAACTGACTTGGTCAGGTTGGGGCGGGTTTCTTTGTGAAGCACCTCTGGAACTTCTCAAGCCTTACGCTATAGGGGATTCATACAGGACATACACTCTGTTTATGCACATTGTGAAGAAGACCCACCTTAAGAACGATGATCTAGTGTCCTCGATACGTAAAACATACCTTCGTGAGCTTAGACTTCAAGAGCTTCTTGCTAGACGAACATTAAAAGGTATTCGTTTGGACGTGGCTCAAATGAAGGAAGACAAACAGGTAATTGAGGAGTGGGTTAAAGTACTTTGGGCTGACCTTTCTGATCTCCTAGGAATTACGGCTATATCTCAAAAACAACTCATTCCTGCTTTGTTACGCACAGGAGTTGTTAAAAAGTACAGCGACTTCAAAATAGCAGGAAACAAAAACAGAGACGACCAAGGAAGACTCTACCCGTCTATATCGGCGGAAGCTCTTGAACTGGCTTCCGACCACGTTGTTATGAAAGACCTTATTCTATACCAAAGGCTTAAAAAATTCAAATCTACGTATATTAACAATTGGTTGGACAGACTAGACGGTGACCGCATACACATGAGTTTCTTCACTTTATTAAACACAGGAAGAATTTCCGCAGGAAATTTGAGCAACATTCCCAAACGAAAAGCTAAGGAAGTTATAAAATGTTCGCCTAAATACGCCCATATGCAGGTCCCAAGAGTTCGTAAATACATCCTTCCTGACAGTGACGACCATGTGCTAGTTGTGATGGATTACGCAGCTCAGGAAATAAGACAACTGGCCCACTTTCTTAAACCGAATACAAGACTTCCTCAAGAGTTTATCAACAACCCAAGGGTGGACATACACCAAAGGACAGTGGATATTTTCAGGGATTCTTTTGGTTTACACGTTGTTCGTGACGACTCCAAAGCAATTAACTTTGGCATTGTTTACGGGTTAGGTTTACCCGCACTCGCCAAAAAAATGAAGCGATCACTAGCAGAGGCCTCAAGGTTTCTTGATACCTATTACGAAACTTTCACAGGAGTCAAAACACTTATAAAAACCGTAAAAAATATTGTTGAGGGTGGCGGTTTTATCCGAACAATAGGTAAACGAAAATTTTATCTAAGAGACACCCGTGCCTATAAGTATATGAACTACCTCATACAAGGATCGTCGTCTGATCAAACAAAAGCAGCTATTGTCAAACACGGAACAGTTGAAGAAAACGGAAGATTCAAAAAAGACACAGAGTATGTGAATGATTTCCTCATGCCTTTGCACGATGAAGGCGTTTTTTCAATACCGAAGTCAAGGTTGCACAGGTCCATGGTTTGGGCTAGGAATTGTATGGAACACTGCGGTTTAGAATCCATTATCCCCTTTAAAGTTGACATAGAAATAAGGAAACACAACTATGACAGGTAAGAAAATCCGTGAAGGAATATTCAAATTCTGTAAGGAAAAAGGAATTCCGCACTTTAACTCAACAACTCCTAGCAGCCGAGGCGAGCCTGACACAAAATACTTACTCAAAGGAGGACTCAGGAAAGCCGCTGTTTGGGTTTATATTGAGATAAAAGGGGACGGAGACAGGCTTTCGCCGCACCAAAAAGACCGAATAACCCTTTACAGATCGTATGGACAACCAACATACGTGGTACAATCAATCAAAGAAGGAACGGACATACTAGAATGGTATCTAACACACAAAACACCTTACCCCCACTATTTGAAGGACAGCGAAAAATAGTAAAGGAAGGACTACAACACCAAGGTCGATTAATACTGGCCGATCTTGGTTCAGGAAAAACACGGGCTATGTTAGAGATAATAAAGTACCGCAAGCATCTAGGACATCTTAAGGCCCCTGTTATGGTTTTATCTACTAAAGAAATCGTAGCAGGAACATGGCCTACGGACATCCCCAAATGGACGCCTGAATTGTCTTTTACAAGCTTAGTCGGCTTAAGTCCTCGTGATCGTGAAGAGGCAAGTTACGACCCAACAGACATCCATTTGCTAAACATTGACACGGTTCCGTTGAACTGGTTCTTCGACAAGGTTACAGACACCTACAACCTGACAAAGAAACTTCCGTACAGCATGATTGTTTTAGACGAATCTACGCTGATAAAAAACACGGTCAACTCTAAGCGATGGAAGGTTATGAAGCAACTGGCAACTCTTTTCTGGAAAGAAGGAGCTTATTTATATGCTATGACGGCTGAACCCGCTCCAAACGGCCTGCTCAACATGTTTCCTCAGGTAACATTTGTGCGTCCTGACGGTGAAGCATTTGGCACACATCACCCAACAACATTTAAGTCTATGTTTTGCTACCCTGACCCAAGAATACCCTATAAGTTTCATGTCAGGGATGATATGGTAGACGTACTTTACGAACGTATTGCAAGAGTGTCTACACGGGTAAAACTGGACGCAAACCACACGAAAGGACATACGAAAAACATTGTTCCTGTGGTTCTTCCTCCTAAAGTGAGGGATCAATACAAAGACATGCAGAAGAAATTCTTCTTGGAAATCGACGGCCAAAAAATAACAGCGGTACAGGCAGCAGCTAAGATGGCCAAATGCTGGCAACTGGCTAACGGAGCTATTTATGACGAAGACAGAAAAACACACTTCGTCCATAAAGCCAAAATAGACAGGCTTAAGCTAATTTACGACGGTATGAATGGCGGTTCATTGTTACT